GATCGCAACTCCAAGAGTAACGGTCGATGCGTTGGCGTATGTTCCGACAACCAATCCGCTCGTAACTGCGAAGACGGTATTACCGGCTGTGGCAATAGCGGAAAGGATTCCGAATTGGGTTGGGAAAAATAGTTTGACGGCTCCTTGGTTTCCAGCGGCTACGTCATTCTGGACGACTCCGATGGCGTTTGAGCCAGTTGATGCCGCTTGCGCAGCGTTTGAGCCGGTGATGTTCACCAGCGTATTCGCAGTAATTGCGGAAGCGAAAGCGAAGCTCCGGATTCCGTTATCGTTTTGGGTTGCCATAGATTGTTTTGATTAAAAGTTTAGTTCGTTGTTGTCGCGTGCCTCGATGTAGGCTTCGCGGTGGTTACGCATTGCGAAGCGGATAGCTTCGGTGCGGCTACCGAGTTCCTCGGTCTTCTGGACGATGACTGATTTGAGGTCGAATTTTTCGACCGCTTTTTCTTCAGCTACGACCGATGCCTTTACTGGAGCTGCTCCGAAGTTGGAGATGATCGAGTCGAGCTTTGCTTCGAGTTTGGAAATGACGCTGAGTTCAGCGGCCATTTCTTCCTTCATAGGCTCTGCTGCTGGCTCTTCGGCTGGCATTTCCATTTTGCTCTTGTAGTCGCCGAATGCGGTTTCGAGAGCTGCGAGACGAGAAACGATGTCGGCGATGCTGACCTCGTCCTCCTTTGGTTCGATTTCGATTGTTGCGTCTTCCATTTGTTTGGAAAAACTGTCAACTTGCTTTGCCGTAAAACTGAAAAGACCTGTTGCGTTTGCGGCTGGCGTTTGCACGAGGTCTGCGCTGTAAAGCTCGGTGCAACTTGCGAAGGCGAGTCCTTCCACTTCGCGGATCGGCCCTGTAAAAGCGATGCTGATTCCGAACGTGTCTGGGAGTTTGCTTGAAATCTCCAAGACGTAGTCTCGCATTGGCGATGTTTCGAGCAGATTGAGATCGCCGAGAAGCTGCGATCCGACGATGCGGAAATTGTTAACGAATCCCACGATGTCCTTGATCCCTGCACCGTGATCCAGATTGACTTTTACGCCGCCTTTGTAGCTTTCGGCACACTCTTTGACTTGCATCAAAGTTGTCTCGTCAACGTAGAGACCGTGGCCTTTTGCTTCGCCGATTGAAATTATTGAGACACCTTCGATGACATCCATGCGAAGGCGCGGATGTCAATTAGTCGTCCATCAATGCCATCGCCGCTTGTGCCATTAAATAAACTTCAAGTTCGTTTTCTTCCTCGCAACCGATGACGTTGAACGTGCTGGAAATAGAAAGCCCTGCGCGACTCACTCCCGCATGGTTGCGACTGCCTAGCACCGTTGTTTTTGCGCTGATCGAAAGCCCTGCCTCGCCAGTATTCGAGAAGCAAGACGAACCTACAACTTGAATGCGCGAACCGGCGCACGCTTCGACGTTTGCGACCGAGAAAACAAGACGGTTTCCGCGAACTTTGACCGTTACCTTGCGCTCTTCGCGTCCTCTTCCTCCGCCCCCAGGCAGATCGATTGGGTTGATCGGAACAGGCGGAACGACTGGAATAAACAGCAAGCCCTGCACGCCGATGGATAACGGCGTCGGGCTTGGCATTAAGCCCTGCGTAGCGATGAGCAGGGAAGCTAACATCAGCCTAGACTCTCGTTACTACGGTGTTTGTTGTGCCGTCTCCGGTGATCGCTTGCGTGATCGCGCCCGATGTCCTGCTCGTAGGCGTGACCGTGAGAGCGTTTGCGATATCGAGTCCGTGGATCGCGTGAACCTCGGTTATCTCCGTGAGTTCTGGCGTGAGTTCCGTCCGCATCGCTCCGGTGAAAAGCGTGACTGCGCTTGTGGCGAAGGCCACAGACTCAATAACGGCAGTTTGAAATTGATGAACATTGGCTGATGCGTGATTTTGCGCATTAATTTGCAATTCGTTGTTTGCGGTGGTCGCACGCACGATCCTTCCGCCGTATGTGCCAGCCGTTGTGTGGCTGGACATCAACTCGTCCCAGACGGCGTTTGCATTTGTGATGGCGGTTGGGATCGCGGCAAGTTGCGTGTCGAGGTTAGCTGTTGCCAATCCTATCGCGGCACGGACATCAGCGGCGGTGAGTGTTGCCGTGCCGGTGGTATTGTCGACAGGCACTCCGAACGCCACGCTGGAAGCCGATGGAATATATGCAACGCCCGTCAATGCTCCGCTTGCGTAGACGGTTCCAAAACGAACGTCGGTAATGGCGGCTTGTCCAAATGAATTGTCAACCGTGAACATATCGACAAAAGTCCCTGCCCCGTTGAGGGCGTATCTGGTTTTTGCCAGCGTTGGAGTTGCGTTTAAAATAAATTTCTGCGCGTATGCAGCTATCGTTCCATTCGCGGACGAAATAAAGCTTCCCGAAAGTCGGAGTGTTGCGCTGGCCGAAGATGACGAGATCGCGTTATTTGAATTGGTAGCAGTCATGGTTCCGGTTACATCTATCGTGCTGCCTACGGTCGAAGAAATTCCTGGGCCAGTTGACGCTGTAACATTCCCAACGACGATTATAGTTCCTGTTCCTGCTGCACCGATGCCGCTTGCGGTTGATTGACTGCCTCCAGTTACAGACCCCGTTACCGTTACGCTGCCTGTCGAGTTGTTATTTATTCCGAAAGGGTTAACCGCTCCTGTCCCGCCAGTAATATTGCCTGTAACTAAAACGATACCTGTTGAGGTGTTATTTATTCCGTAAGCCCGTGATGAGCCAGCCGTCACGTTTCCCGTTAAGTTAAGGGTTCCCGAAGATGTATTGACTACCGCAACGGCATCGTTTGTAGTTCCGCCTGTTACATTCCCGACAATCGTTGCTGTTGCTGGTGATGCTGCTGAAAACGACAAGCAGTTCACAGTCAAAGTCGTGCTTTTGTGCGTCACATTTGCCGTCAAAGTCACGCCGTTATTGAGAACGTATGTTCCAGTGCCTGCATTGCTCAACTCGGTGCAAGTCACATTTGCCGTGATCGTGATAACGTGCGTGGTCGAAGCTCTCGCTTCGTCCGCTGCGCCCGGCACAATGCCGCCGACCCAAGTTGCGCCAGCGTTGAAATTTCCCGTTGCCGCCGAAAGAATAAGTGCCATTTTTTATAGCCCCTTCGCGTAAATAAATTCTTGGATGCTTGCAGAAATTTGAGCAACGGCGGTCTTCGTTGGTTGGTCAACATTCTCGACGCTGCCGAGTGCCATCGATCGTGCGTAGTCGTTGGCCAGAATGACTTGTCCATCCGCAATGCGCGTAGGCACAAGGCGCATCGCCACGTTTGCATCTTCGCTTGCGTCTGGGTTTACAACGGACGTGATCGCAAGATTGATCGTATAAATATCGTAGGTTTCGCCGTCGATAATAATTGGATTTGTTGGTTTCATATTTAAGCTAAAAGAATGAGTGCGCTGGTTTCAGTTGGCTTTGGAAACTTCAATTCAAATGCGCCATCGTAAACGTGTCTCTCGGCTCCGAGGTTGAGGACGCACAAGGTTGCGTTGCCCTTGCTGGCGTTGTAGACCATCGCGCCGCCTGCGGCGAATGTTGCGGATTTTAGAACAACATCGTCGAATGTTATGAAAGCATTTTTGCCGATGATGCCTGTGCGATGCCCCTTGAGCGTTACGCCTCCGGCGGTGTAGCCCATGCCTTTGATTTCGCCTTCGCTTGTGTAGGCTTTTGTTGTCGGCCCGATCTTTGCCGATGCGTTGTAGAGCGCGATCCGATATTCATCGCCGGGTTGATGGACGCCGGTGATGAGTGCCTTTTTTGCTTCAAGTGCTATGCCGTGAGTTATCATTTATTTTTTCTCCCATTGCGCCATGCAGACGGCGGTGCGCTGACTCTCGTCTGCATATTCGCTCGTCATCGTTCCGCTCACCATGCAACGGCCTATGAAGTCGTCTTGCTCTTCGTCCTTTTCTGGCGTCGGCATGACAAGCTCATGTTTTGTTTCAAATCCGGTAATGCGACCGAATGTATCGCGGACGGCGAGCGAGACTTTCATCTGTTCGGGCTGCGATGCCTGCATTCCTTTGACCTTATCGGCGGCCCACACTTGCCCTGCATCTCCGCCCCACAACGCCCATGCAATGCGGCCTGCGGATGGAAATCCGTCTTCATCTTGTTGAAAACCCTGTCCCTTTTTATCGACTTCGTGACGTGAAAAGAAGGAGTGCATTCTTTTAACGGTATCGTCCGAAAGATTCTTTCCGTTAGAGATGTCGCGAGCGCGGGCAACTCCTACCGCTGTCCCGCCTCGGTTGTATTCTTCGCGCCATTTCAAGCCCTTTAGTGCCTCTTCAACCATTCCCTTGCTTGGCTTGTTCTCGTCTGCGAGATCAATTTGTTTTGGTTGTTCTTGTGGTGGCTCTGGTTTAGGTTCTTCTTGCACGATAGGTGCGGCTATAGGCGCGGCGGCTTGAATGGGAATGATAGAATCTGAAATATATTCTGATGGAATATCCATCTCGGCTCCGAGTGCAACGATCATCGCGGCTTCTTTTGCCCTTGCGCGGAGTGCTTCCTCATAGTCTTCACCCATGTCTGAATAAATCTGCCCTGCTGTTTTCAAGCCAGCTTTCCAGAGTTCGATATCTGCGCGTGCCTCGCGTCCGTAGTCAATCGAAACCTTGGCTGGCCAGCACCAGCGGCCATCGAGCAGGTATTCGGAATCTGGAATGAGTCCGCGAGATGCGGCGTCGAGTAGGATAACATTTTTGATGCGGTTTAAAAACTGACCTTCCAAGAGTCCACGCCACCGGAGGAATGTGCGCTCGGCCATCGCGGCCTCCATGCGAGCCATAGGGCCGCTCTTGTCTGCGTCGAACGCGAAGCCGTAGGGCAAGCCGACTGCCATGCAAATGTGCGCTTGAACCAAGCGGATGAACTCTCCGAATGCGCCGGTCGGTCGGTCGCTCTTGAACATCTCCATCTTCTCGCCTGCGGATAGATAGTTGACCGTGCCCGGATCGAGAGACTGCAATCGTGCGACTTGGCCTTGATCGTTCGAGTTGCCGCGAGCGAAATAGTCGCCAGCGTCAGCGGCCCCACTCTCGGTGGTGATGACGCCGGACTGATACGAAGCGTATTTGATCGCCTGCACTTCAGCCTTGATAGCCTCTTGCAGATCGCGAGTTGCGTTCAGCGCAGTAGCGAAAGCAGAGCGCCCACGGTATTCGTCAAGTCTTGCCGCATCGAAAAGGTGGATAAACTCTTTTGCAACAATATCAACAGGAGAAACATACTGGTTATTGATAGTACGCGTGAAAATAGTGTATGAAACGGGTCTTCCATAGTCGTCAATATTTATTCCGCCGATATATTTATCCGTGTCAGTTCTGTCGTAAGGCGAACCGATGCGGTCAGCCTCGACGCTTTGCAATTTTAGGTCTTCGCGGTCGCGAACGATGATGAACCCGCAGTCGCCATCGCGCAACATTGCGGTGACCGCGAGTTGCAGGAGCGTTGTGAAATTGTGCCTGCCTAGAAAGTCGCAGTCGTTGCACCACTTCTGCCAATAGCGTTCGATGGCGGTGTCCGCTTCGCGGTCGCCGGTGCGTGCTTGGTATGCGATGCGCCCCGAAACGTAGGTTGCAAATTTGAGAAGGAGCGAACGGACAGGAGGAAAATTGTCTGCGAGATCGCGAGCGGCGCGGATGAGTGAATACCTTTCGCGAGTTCCGCTTGTGTCTTCGCCACCGCTGACGCCACGGCTGATGCCGCGCTTCTCGGAAGTCAAGGCTGAGTCGAATCGACCGAAGTTGCGCAATTTCGCTTGATTAACCATGCGGTCAAGAGCGGCCTTGGGCGACACGAACGAAATTGCTTTTGTGATGAGGTCTTGCGTCATGGTCGTTGCGTCGGGAAAGTCGGCGTGTAGCGTGATACCCTATTCCCGCTCGCGTTGTCAATAGCAGCTTGCAACTCTTTTATCGTCTGCGCGACCTCGGCAAGATTGGCGCGAGTAAACGAGCGGCCTGCTATGCTGTAGCTTGCGCCGGCAATGGCAATCGCTTTCAAGCAAGCCGTGAAATCGGTCTGCAATTCTTGCAAGGTTGCAAGCGGGAGACCGAAGAATGATTTGTTCATCGCCATTTAAATGTCGGCGATGTCAAAAAGATAACCCGCATTGGTGCGCTTCCGTGGAGAGGCGTCGCGGGTGTTGTTACTTTTGTGGAAGTGTCAAAAGAAAAGGCGCGGGGATTGAACCCGCGCCGGTTGGGGATATTAGCATATCTCTTCAATCTTTTTTTCGATTTCAACCAACAAGATTTCTTCTTCTTCGGTAAGTTTGCGGCGAGCCATTGCGAAGCACAACTCCTCGTGTTTGTTTGTCAGTTTGATAAATTCTTGGTTTTTCATTTTTTGTTTTTTTATTTTAGGTTTTCTTCGTCGGGCTTCTTGCCTTTCGATGTTTCAAATATCTTCTCTTTTTTAATTTTTGAAAAGAAAAAAATAAAATTATTTTTGGCCCTCGTTGGAGCCGCTTAAAACCTAGCTCTCCGCGCCTATCGGCAGAACGCCTGCGAGCATAGCGGACGCGAGTGCGATGCATTCGCAGTCCCACAGATGGTTCGGCCTGCCGCCGATGCGAACCCATCTCTGTTCGACCTGTTTGGTCTTGGAGTTCGTGACGTCTTTTTTCATCTCGCTCAACATCTGCTTTCGGTAGTCATCCGAAACGTCCCGCGCAACTTCCCATTTCGGCACAGCGTCAGCCTGGCGAAGCGAAGCCAATTTATCTTTTATGCCTTCGTTGGAGAAAAAGAAATACGCGCATTTCAAACCATCGCTTCCGGCTTGCGCTCCCTCAATCTTGGAAACGAAACGGCGCGTGCGCCTGCTGCCGTCGATATGATAAAAGCCATCCTGCCCAGAGCCGTGCGAAGCTGTCCACCCACGCCTAGCGCATTGTTCGTAAACAAGCGGCGTGTCGTATCCGGCATCCACTACAACGCACCTCGGCATAACGTCGAACTGCTGTTGAATGGCGTCGAGCGTTTCCCACGTCAGCGGCCTTGACTCGTGCAAGAGCATCGATGACCCATCAACTCGGAAGGCGCGGACAACAGCCCAGAAGTGGTCGCGCTGCTTATCTACGGTCATAAAGCGTCTGTGCTCTCCGTCGATCTTCTGGCCTTCCAAGTATTCGGCCTTGGCGTAGTCGCCTGTTGTGATCTCCGGTAGATCGCTCGTCACTTCGTCCTGCCAAGTCTGCGCCTTGCGCTTTTGGATAAATTGTTTGAGCGGCTCCAAGTTGCCGCTGCTCTTGGCTTCGTTCGCTTCGATCCACTCTTTCACTATCGAAAACCAAGGAATCCACCAGACGGCGTAGGCCGGATACTCAAACGAGCGATGCCCTCGCACAGGATGTGGATTGAGTGCGCGGTACGTTGCATTGTTTGCAAGGTTGCGCCGAGTGCTCGCGTCGTCTTTGTAGCGCGTTTCGCAGTGCTCGCACTTCATGTTGACCGAATCCTGGACCCTATCCCAAAGGATCCCGCCCTTGTCGTCGCGTTCTGTCACATATTCGATCTGGTCGAACAAGTATCGCTGCCAGTTCCCACAATGGGAACAACTCCAACCCCAGACTTCTCGCGTTCCGCTGTCCCATTCCGCGTCCGCTTCATGCCCTGCGTCCCATCCCTGCGAGACGAGGAGCGTCTTTCGGTTCCAGCGGTCGTGATGTCGCGCCTTGAGTTCTTTTATCATGCCGCTTTTCCACCGCCATACCTCGTCGCCGATGCAATAGCGCATCGATTTTTCTTGCAAGTTCGTCATGTTCGCGCCCCCTGCGAAGAGAACCATGTGCGGAAAGAGGATCGTCGTCTTGCGTAGAGCGTGCCGGTCTTCTGGGAACAGGTCGCGAACAGGCTTGCATTCTTGAAAAATCGGCAACAAGCGCGACTCCGTCCAATCCTTCACCATGTCGTCAGTCTGCCCCACGAATAAAGTCGGCCCAGGCTTTTGCGCAACGATGAAGCAAGCCAACGTTTCCATCATCGTAGTCTTGCCGCCTCCTGTTGGAGCGCGTAGAAAGACCTGCGTCGTTTCGTCGTCGCTTGCGGCCAACAGCGGAGCGTTGAGCCACGGAGCAACCGAAGGGTCGAAGCGCGAAGCGCGATCCGAGTTCGGAAAGCTGACGTGGTCGCTTGCCCAATCTAAAATTGTTCCGTCGAACGCGAGTTTGATTCCGTCGCGGATGCCTTGTGCGAGTGGATTCATCGCATTCCGAATATCTGTTTGAGAGCGTCTACATTCGCAGATTCCGGTTGTTTAGATGTCGGCTCCTCTTCTCCGTCATACATGGCAATATCCCACGTTGTGTCAAACATCTTGCGAAGCCCGGCAGCGGACAACGTCACGTTACCTGTGCCGTCGAATGAAGGATTGCGTTTTGAGTAAATTTTCCAGAGTTCTTTTTTTGTCATACCTTCTCAAGTTCAGTTCGGATCTCTGCTAAAATAGACTGCGTGCGTTCGTGCAGTTTCTTTCGCAAGGTTGACTCGTCCAGCCCTGCCAACGCGCCCGATGCATCGTTGACGAGCGCAGCGAGCTTTGCGCTGAAGATCGCGCCGATGCGAATGCCAGCTTCGCGGACTACGGCGTTTTTGATGTATTCCCCGCGATCAACCGAAAGCGCAAACTCGATCT